GCTAGAGGGTATCCTGCGACTTAGGCAAGTGATGACGTGGCCACAGCTTTTCACGGATGGTCTCGCGGTCAAGGAGAATACGGAACCAGAGCTGTACACTGGACGGTCCCGGAAGCACGAGGTGTTGATGGAGTCGATTGAGTCCCATCCTTCCGAGAAGGCGTTGGTGTTTACGCAGTTTACGGTTGAAACGGACCGCATCCAGGAGATGCTGACCGAACGCGGCATCCCGACATTTCGGATAGATGGCAACGTCACGGACAAGGAGGAGCGGGAGATTCGCATCGAGCAGTTCCGGAAAGCCCCTCCGAACGCAGTGTTTCTGATTCAGATTCGGGCGGGCGGTGTCGGACTCAACCTGCAAGAGGCGTCCCGTGTTTACATTACGAGTCCGGCATGGAATCCAGCGACGGAGTTGCAGGCGATTGGGCGGGCGGATCGTACTGGGCAGAAGCGTACGGTACACGTGACGCGGATGGTGTACCGTACGTTTCCGGGGGTGAACTCTATCGAGGAGTTTATGATGGACTTGCACGACAAGAAATTGGACATCGTCGCCGACATCCTGGGCGGAAAGAAAAAGGGGGCTTCGACTCTCACCATGCGGACCATTGCTAAGATTTTCTCAGTTTAGTGATGGATAATCAAATTCTCGTTGCCAGACCTATATTCCCATTTGGCTGATTCACGAGGGCGTGTTTGGGTGCATTAGTGACTCGGCGATTACGTGTGTTTGGGACTGCTGCTAAAATTTTACTCAATCTTCTATAAAAGGAATTGTTGAGAGGAAAGTAGTTACGCCGCGTATTGGCCCCGTGGGATATACGTTTTTGAGCACGGTTTACTATAGCGTATCCCGTATTACGCGCCGTCTTGTATAGTCTGTTCCGGTTTTGATAGGGCAAATGTTTAATCCCTCTTTTAAATTTATTCTCTAAATTGCGATACTCTTTGATAAGCTTTACGAGGTTAGCATTACTCGTGAGGAGATTGCTACGTCTTTTCATGCGTTCATTGTATTGATGGCGGGTCTCGAACAGACGAACCATTTGTTGGTACTACCTGTCGAGAAAATTAAATTATCAAGGTACATAACAGGATGGCTTCTCGTACGCTCGTACTTCACAAGAAAGAGTCGACAACAGCAGGTGGTCTAACTGCCAAAAAACTCACAGTGTCCAAATCGAGTGGTGAAATTGTCAGCAAAGCAAAGGCGAAGCAGGGGAAGGAGAGTCCGTGGGCAATTGACACGCGTCTGTGTCTTCGGGACATTGATAAACAGTACTTAAAGGAACACAAAACGCCTAGACCAGCTGGTATCATTTTATTCAATGTCGGCAAAGAGGGTAAGGCTCTCTATGCGTGTGTCAAGGACCGTCAGGCGAAGAGAATTTCTTGACATAGTATATAAAGAATGCCAAAGACTGACCAGCAAAAAGCCATCGCTGCGCGTGGTGCAGCGACCAAAGTGTGCTATGAATCCATCGTTCCAGCCGGGGCGAAATTTACTCCACAGAAAAAGACTGGTAAAGGTATCAACAGAAAACTTTACGAATGTGTCGAAGCGGCGCTGCGAAAATAAATCTCAGCACATATAAATGCCCGATTACGTTTCAACCAAGTTTTACGCCTCAGCCGGCAAGCGCCTGTTCAAGTCCAAGAAGACCGGTAAGCTGTTCGTGCGTCGTGCAGACGGCGCTCGCAGCTACCGCTCCAGCGGTATCCAGGTGTCCCACATGGACACTACACACGGCAAGCGCGTCGTGCGCAAGCACCACAAGTCCGTGCCATACGGCATGAAGCCCGTCGCCAAGCACGTGTCTCCGATGCGTTCATCATACATGTCTATGTTCGGCTTCCGCCGTTAAAAACAGGTGTCGTTTACGACACCGCCGCTCAGCGGCAACGGACAATGGACACTCCGTGTCCCTTGGACTAAATAAATGCAAACCCTTTCAGAGCATCTCCGTCCGTCACGTCACACTTAGCCACTGACACGTCAGTCCGTTTACGAATCACCACTTGGTGTGCACGCACAATCAACCCGTAGACATCCTGGAAAAAATAAACACCTGAAACCTCAACGATACAGCTGAGAACATCCCCCTTGAGGGTCCCTTCTTCGATGGCAGGAAACACACTCCTCTTCTGCTCATCAAAGAATTGCGTCAGCGGATCCACCTTGACACGAAGTCCGTTATCTTTTACGTTTGAGCGAAACGGTGTAGATCCAGAACAAATCTCATCGAGCGTCTCAGTCCACCACGTGCAAAAGTCCAGTGGCATTTCGAGCGTCACGGATTTGAAATCCGAAATGCCATTGTACATGACGCGTCCAGTCGGAATCTGGAATCGAAGTGGCGTTCCATCAGCCTGCGTCACTTTCGTGCCACCACCGCGTTTCCCAGCAAAGACGAGCGTCGACGTGTCAACCTCAGACCACTTCATATATTTATTATGTGTTTTCTCTGTTTTAAGTATGAATTAAAATATATTTTTACTATAAATGAGTCGCGTTTTTCTCCGCAAGACCAACTTCAGGACCATCACTGGTCTTCCTGTATTCAAAACTATTACAGGTAAACTTGTTACTAAAAAGGGAACTCCAGTTGAGCAACACAGGGGTAAGTATATCACTGAAAACAACCGCAACATAATAAGAGGCGAAATGAACATACGCGGTGGGGGCTCTCACCGTCTTAATACAAAGGGGATAGCAAACTGGTATATTAACTATATTCTCCATCTTAGGAACTTTAACGATAAGCGGAACCCTAACATAAACAAGCGTCGTATACCAACAACCACTATGAACTAATTTCAACATATTATTACCCCGAACACATCATACATGCCTCTGGGTTAGCCAACGAACAAGCAAGTACCTCTTCCTCTGTTGGGACAGAATACTTCCATATAAACCCACCTGATGTTTTCTGAACTCCTCTTAAACATTGGGAAATACAAGTAGGACTCCTCCCTATAACATTTGCTGCAAGTGTTATAGAGTCGAAAGTGTGTATACACGTTTTTCCATCTGATGACCATTGTTCAACCGGTTTCAGATGACTTTCTGCAATCTTCTTTTTGTGCTCTTCAGAATGGGGCTTACCGAAATTAGGGTTTTTTTCGCCTATCCTAGTTTCACTTATTAAATTTCGGGTTTCACTTGTATGTACTCGTCCATAAAAATGATTATTAGCTCCTGTCATTTTTACAGACAATTGGGATTTATGGATTTCAGCGTGTTTATACCCCCTAATTCCTCTACCACCAGCCGTCATATTGAAACCCTTTGATCCAAGGGTTTCATATATTGAAATATAGTATATCTCCCAATCATCTAGATACATGGGAGATATATTTTCATGAAGAATATCTGTCGTGAAATTTTCCCACCCGTATTTTTTTATCGCTCGGTGAAAATGAGTTGAATCTTTTGACTTCAAATGACCTTTTGTTCTAATTTTCTCGCTGTAAATACTCTGACCTATATAACTTCTCCCATCCCCTATGTATGTATGACGGTAAATAACCCCCGTTCCATCCATGCCATATAATGAGAAAAAGTATTATCCTTAACCAGAACACATTAAACAACCTTCTGGGTTATCACGACGACATACTTCAGCTTCCGTTGAAAGCTGTGGTAGTACGGGAGCGATGGTAACTTGTTGAGGCCTTACCTTCGCTCGGGTCCTGATATAATAGGAACCCGTTTTGAGACCCTTTTTCCACCCGTAGAAGTGCATAGACGACAGCTTTGCTACGGTTGGATTCTCCATGAAAATGTTCAGCGACTGTGACTGGTCGATGTAGGCCCCGCGGTCAGCTGACATGTCCAGGATACTCTTCTGTGGAATCTCCCATACGGTCCTGTAGATGTTCTTGAGCGTCTCAGGAATACCATCGAGACCTTGTACCGACCCACCGGCTCGAATAATCTCATTCTTAATTGTTGGGTTCCACATATCGAGTTTCTGCAAGTCACGGACCAGGTGCTTGTTCACCATGACAAACTCACCCGCCAGCGTCCGACGTAGGTAGATGTTGGTCGTGTACGGCTCGAACGCCTCGTTGTTCCCCATGATTTGGGCGGTTGACGCAGTCGGCATCGGTGCCACGAGCAGCGAGTTTCTAAGACCGTTTTTCGCAATACACTGCTTGAGAAAAGCAAAACTCTCCGTGTTCACTCCCCACATATCAGGTTGAAGGATACCCTTCGAGGCGGGCGAACCCTCGTATGTATCGTAAGGCCCTTCTTCCTCGGCCATATCACTCGACGCTAACAGAGCAGCACGGTATATATCTTGAAAGATATCCTTGTTGAGCTTGCGCGCCTTGGGCTCGTCAAACGACAAACCGAGCATCTGAAACACATCTGCCAGACCCTGAACCCCGATACCGATCGGGCGGTGGCGTTTGTTGCTGTCCCAAGCCGCCATTGTCGGGTAAAAGTTCTTGTCGATGACCCGGTTCAGGTTACGGGTCACAACCTGTGTAACCCGACGGAGCTCGGAGAGGTCGAACTCCCCGTTCTTCACGAAAGTCGGGAGGCACAGCGAAGCCAGATTGCATACGGCCGTCTCATGAGGGCTAGAAACCTCCATGATTTCGGTACAGTTGCCGGTGATGACGCCGTTGAAGATGCCCGTGTGACGTTTCGGCTCGTTGAAACAATACGTCGCATCCACGCGCCCGTTATCTTCGATTGAAACGACCCGAACATACTGTCGGACATCTCGAGACACCGGTGTAAAGTCGCTCAGGTCAAGACGGTGTGTATTGAAGCCCGCATTGATGAGTGTCTCGACTCCGAGGGCGGACACTACGAGACGCCAGCACGTCTGTGTGTCGAACATCTTCTTACCACCCTTTCCATCCGGAAGTTCAGATTCTCCTGCCTCACGCAAGAGACCAATTACCGAGCTCACTCCGAGTGTATGAAGCATGAGTTGAATTTCCCGAAGGAAGCTCAGGTGAATAGATCCGACCGAGATGCTCTTTTGGGTCGGATTTCCAGGACAACCCTGTGTGTGACCGTCCGCGTCACACAGACCGGCGAACCAGACGAGACGGGTTTTCACTGTACCACGTAGAGGAATTTTGAATTTGTTGGGGAGGTCGTAGGGAAGCTGGACGTTCAGACGACCAGATGCATCTTCGTTACCAGACATCGTTCGAACCTCCAAGTACTCTACGAGTTTCTTCTTTTCACCGTACAGTGAGACTGTTGGAATCGTTTTGAATCCGGAGTACGTCGAGTGGTAGGTGCCGTCCCCACAGAAAAACCCGTGAGTATACGGATAACTGAAATCTTCTGTATCTTCGAATTCAACTGGATTTGGAGGGGTCCATTTGATGAGGCGGTCACCTGGAACAAGATTCGTGGTTGGCTTGATTTCCGTCTTTGAACCATATCCGATCTGAAGATGAAACTTGTGGTATTCGGTGCACTCGAGGAAAGTGCCGTCACTGAAATTGACACGGACCAAACGACTCTTATCACTCGTCTTCGAGATGGTGACGGCGGACCACTCTTCGCCGTTCCATACGTCGACTACTTGCCCGACAAGATTTGATATTTTTTGGTATCCATTCTTGGTTAGAATCATCGTCTCGGGTGCGACGCACAAGTTACTGGACTTGATCGTTCCAATATTCTTCTGGTTTGATTTTTCATTCACGGAGTCCTTGTAGCACATGTACGGCGTCCCAGTCTCAATCTGAGACTTGAGCACGGCGTCCCATACCTGACGTGCCTTGACAACTCGCTTATATTTACCCTCGTCAACGTACTTTTGGTACAACTCATTGAACGCCTCACCATACACTTCTGCCAGCATAGGGCACTCATGAGGACACATCAGGTGCCACTCCTCATCCTTCTCCACCTTTTGCATGAATAGGTCAGGAATCCACATCGCCGTGAACAGGTCGCGACACCGCATCTCCTCGTCACCTTGGTTCAGGCGAAGCTCGAGAAACTCCATAATGTCGGCGTGCCACGGCTCGAGGTAAATGGCAAATGACCCCTTGCGTTTGCCACCACCCTGGTTGACGTACCGAGCCGTATTGTTGAAGACGCGGAGCATCGGCACGATGCCGTCGGCGACTCCATTCGTCCCCTTGATCCGTGTACCATTTGCACGGATGTTCGAACAGTGGATGCCGATACCACCCGACCACTTGGAAATGTGGGCACACTCCTTGAGTGTCTCGTAAATCCCTTCTATGGAATCATCCTTCATCGCCACAAGGAAGCAGGAGCTGCCCTGTGCATTGTTAGAGAGGCTATTAAAAAGCGTCGGCGTCGCATGCGTGAAGAACTTTTGGGACATGAGGTCATACGTTTCCTTGACGCGTGAATAGTCAGTCGCGTGGACCCAAAGAGCAACGCGCATGAAAAGGTATTGGGGTGTTTCTCCAATGTTGAGATAGCCTTTTTGAAGCGTCTTGATGCCGAAATACCCAAAGAGGTAGTCGCGCTCGGGGACGATCCATGAGTCCACTTCGGGAGTGATGAAGGAGATTCCCTCATCGGACACCACCCCCTTGAGGTTGAGATGGGTCATGGCTTCGCTGAATTTCTTTGGACAGTTTTTCTGAAGGTTCGACACAGTCACCCGTGTGGCAAGGGTCTCATAATCTGGGTCCTCGGTGATCATCCCGATGGCAACCTCGGCGGTGAGGTTGTCAATCTCTGCAGTCGAGATCCCGTCGTACATGGACGTGAAGACTTTCTGGGCGACCTTGTCAGGCTGGACGCCGACCAGGGGGGCAAACTCTGGTTCACAATTTAGTTTTGAAATTCTCTTGGTGACCTTGTCGAAGAGCATCTCCTCGGGTTCACCATTGCGCTTGAGGACCTTCATTGAATTATATACTCGACATTTCTCTAAGAGCGTACTTCCATACGAAACCCCCTGCAGTCTTCTGCTTACCGACGAGGCAGGCCGACACGTTCTTCCGGTCGACACCCGCCGACTGTGCCGCAAACGTGACGGTCGTGAATGTTTCCAATAATTCGCCGTCTTTTGTATACTTGTCGACTGCAGTACCGATCTTGGCTTTCGTCTCGGGTGTATGTGTTCTATTGAAGAATGGATTATTCTCCCCGACTTGGGTTCCCTTTTTCTTTGAACTTATAAGAGCCTTCGTTTCTTCTGTATGTGTTAGTCCCATGTGAGCCAGTCCAATTCTGGTTCTGGTTTCCTCCGTACGTGGTTTTCCAAAATTGAAGTTTTTCTCTCCAAGTTTAGCTTCTCTCATTCTAGACATGGATTCAATATGAACATTTTTATTTGTATTTCCACCAGCTTCCAAGTTATAACCATTTGGTGATATTGAGTTTCTTTCTTTAATTTCAGTAATTTCCCTCTCGTCGAGTTGATCATTCGGAAGCTCGGAAATAATCGAAAACTCGAAGTTGGTTATACCATGTTTTGCAAATGCATAATATAGAATGGTGCCGTGTAAATTTTTATGAGCTCTCCATCTATTTTTTACATTTTTTTGTATAGTCTGACCTACATAACATTTAGAATTTATGGTGTTTTTTATTAAATATATAAACCCCATTCTGGTCTGGTATTATCATGAGAATTTCTTTCACTCCGAAACACATACTCAAAGGATTTTTTATCTCCGTAAACTGTAATGGCGAACTATATGCCCCCGAAGACGCCAGTGAGCGAGGCATTTCTGTCTCGCTTCAACATTGAGTATCTGCACGGCACAATCGTCAAGAATGTCGGTTCGAAAACCGGCATGAACATCGATCGTCAGAGCGACGGTGACCTACAGGCTCTCATGGTTCGGGTGTACAATCACAACATAGCAGATCCATACTCTGGTGTGAGCGCACAGGTGGCACGCATGAACGACATTGTTGTCCAGGAGGCGACAAAGACCATTCAGACTGGTGTTCTTCAGCAGCTTTCGTTTATGGACTACGTGACTCGTAACCCGGTCCCATTGGCGATGCCCGTGAGCACGACGACGCACGGAAATAAAATGCCAGCCAATGATAAGTTTGCCGTCCCATTCCAATGAGTACGCCAACATCAAACACTTCTGTCACGACTGAAACAACATCCTCTGGTCTGGGCATCGGTCTTATTGTCGGTGGTCTCGTCCTTGTGATGATCATCATCGGGGTTGTCATATATGTGATCAAGAAGCGCCGCAACGGAGGGAACCTTGGTGCTGTACCATCAGGTGCACCAACGGCAGCAAATGGCCTCGGTGCCATGAATCAGGGGACAAATGCAGTTCCGAGAACAAATATGAATATCAACGCCGGCAGAACTCATTGAAATTTAGCCATTATATCATCACCGAGATGAACAAGTATCATCGCCACAAAAGCGAGAAAAATACCAAAGTACTGGATGGGGTGACTGAACCGTTCACCGAGTACAAAAATCGCAAACCCTGCTCCCAGCACTGTGATCATCCCTTCCCACATTGCTGAGACCCAGAGAAGCGACCCACCGAGTGCAAAGCTTCGAACCAGAAAATACAAAACCCCGCAGTACCCTGCAATACCACAGAACAAGTTGTGATGGCTGTTACTGGCTGCATAATTCTTGAGGTGAACGTTGCCAAATGTTTCAGCAACTGACATTGCAAGCACGTGTGCTAGTGACATCCCTTATTTGATGCGAGAAATTTGTCTCGACAGCTGAATATGCCAAGGATATAAAACCATCACTTGAAAGGTCAGTGCAACGATAGCAAGGGTAACCGCCACGACGGGAAGATGTTTTCGCCACTGGGATTCCTCCAGGTCCATTTTTATCTGCGTAGAAAATAGATGAAACGGTTCGAGGAACTTCTCGTCGGTGTCCTGCTCTTTTTCATCGTGGACCGTGCGTCTCGCCTGGTGAGTTCCGTCGTGTCCAGCCGACGCAACATGTCAGACATGGAGACTGAAAAGTTTCGGTGCGCCGTCGAGACGTTCACGATGATCACATTATTCATCATCTTGTGGTTCGGGTTACATAAGGGTACAGGTCGTTAATAAAACACGATGAATCAGTACCGCAATGAGACGTTCGAGCTCTGCCGGTCCAAGGGATGGGACAAGGCCCCAGTGAGCACGGTTTGGCTCCTTTTCACAGAAGAGATTGGTGAACTCGCTTCAGCAATTCGACAGTATCAGCGTCATTTTCGGAAAACGGGACTCAAAAAGGATCGAGGAACGGATGTGACGACTGAGATGGGTGATGTATTTTCATACCTCTTTCAGTTGGCACACATGTTGAATATCGACCTCGACGAGATGTGGGAGAAACACAAGGTGAAGGTTCAGGAGAGGCGGTACGCCGACTCGACAATAAAATCTAAGTCAACACTAGATAATGACGAGCCTACTCCTGAATGATGACATGAGCATGAATCGTATCAACCCATACACATTGACTCAGACGTTTGGTGTTTCGTATAACGGTGGGTACAAGGGTACTCTAGAGTCTGGCCCAGAAAGACCCGAGTCCCCTGCGATGCTCGAGTTTAATCCCAGAACGGGTGTTCCCACAGATCATTTCAACAAACTCGAACTTGACGACGCGGGAAACATGTACCTCAAGACGGGTGGTATCCATCCAGCCACATCGTTTCTTTATCCAGCACGCAAGTACCAGTTTGATGATGGTTCGACGACGTTCGGACGTGAGATTATCGTCGGTGACGCCAAAAACTACGTTTCCCCAGAAGACTTTCCAGATGACACACAGACGGGTCGGACTCTGCTTCTCGGTGGGATGATTATCCTACTGATTCTTCTTGTGCTGCAGAAGGGACTCAAATTTTAGTCCAAGTCGCGAAGCGACTTGTCCGTGCCCTCAAATTTTAATCCAAGTCGCTTCGCGACTTGTCCGTGCCCTCAAATTTTAATCCAAGTCGCTTCGCGACTTGTCCGTGCCCTCAAATTTTAATCCAAGTCGCTTCGCGACTTGTCCGTGCCCTCAAATTTTGAGTATCTTCGATGCCACGACAACAGGGTTTGCGTTGGACAACTTTTCAAGTTCGAGCGCCTTTTTCGCGGAGAGTTCAGGGCACGCATGAACCTCGAGCTGAATACACCCTGAACAAAATTTCCCGGTACATAATTTGCACGGCATCACCAAACGATGACGCCGTCCACATTTTGTGCACTTTCCAGTCTCCATGGTATTTAATGACAATATTACTTTATGAGTCTGTGATTAACCCATGCACCAAACCCAATCGTGACATCCAGAAGCAAAATCTTCCACGCGTGTTCATTCCCCGTGAGTGCCAAGACTGCAAACAGTGCCCACAGAAGTGAGTGTAATGGACGCAGGTCATTCCACCAAATTTTTTCACCGAATGTTTCGACTCCAGTCTTTCTGAGTCCATTTGCCCAAATGTACATGAACCCTATTGAAATACCAATCGCCAAAATACCCATCACCTTGAGCAACTCTGGGTGAGTCTTTGCAACCCATACAAGTGCGAGTCTCGAACCCATGCACCCAAACAAAAAGAGGGCAGTTCGTTTGTCCATCTGGTATAAGGTAACATTTTTTCCGTACAAGTCACGAAGTGACTTGTCTCTACGAACTCCCAACTGAGGAGTGAATTCCGTACTTGACACACTTCTTGTACGAAAGGTACAGGTCGCGTTTCATGAGTTTGTCCAGCTTTTCCTCTGGGAGATTCGTCTCACGGAGGTAGATGCGTTTCATGTGTCGCATGAGCTTGTCACAGTTGTACATCTCATCCTTCATGTTTTCGTACTTGCCCCAGAATTCAGACCCGAGTTGGTGGATCAACAGGTAGGCGTTAGGACTCACGATACGTTCATCACCACCCAAGAAGATGAACGTTGCTGCCGACGCACACATCCCCTCGGCGATGGTCACGACACGCGACCGCAAGGACTTGAAAAAGTCCATTGCGGCGAGCCCTGCGTGCAAGTCACCGCCGTCGCTATGAATATGGACACGGACAATCGTTTCGTAATAATCGCGTTCAATCTTCTTGACTGCTGCACACAACTCAGCTACAGACTCGACGGACACGTCACAGTAGAAGAACACATCGGGTCCCTCAACCTTGATGTACTCAAGCTTCGGTGGCTCATCGTGCTCCATTACTGTTCAATGTGTGACAGCTTTTAAGTTAAAGACAATAGACGTTATTATTTTGCGCCAATAGTGTAACAGTTCAACATTCCGGTCTTATGAGCCGGCGACCCGGGGGCGGCACCCGGTTGGCGCATTACACGCAGTCACGTAACTCCTAAACACCCTTCCATCCGGTGCATGGTAATACTTGTCACTTTTCCCAGCTGATTTTCCTGATTGTCGTATACGAATTTCAATTCTCCAATCAACTGAAAGTCCCTTTTCCTTTGGTTTTGCGTCAAACTTCCTATGACACGTTTGACATAAAATCTTGACCGGTTCATTCGAGTGCAACGAAACAAAGTTGACAAGGATGTCATGGACGGAACGCATACCGTGCTTGTTCACGGGTGCGTCTCTGATAGCCTTAAGACCAATCTGTTTTCGGGTCTGTCCTGCATGACAACGCTGAAGACACTTCCTAGACCCACAATGTTCGCACGTGCTTTCTGGTGTAACGAGCGACTTGTACATTGACTGAAATAGATTTCGAAACTTTGATTCCATAACATCCCTATAAATATCTTCTGAAGTACCGCCTACTGTGGCGGTTGTTTTACGTCGCTTTTCGAGTGCATTTTTCTTCTTGAGCACAAGGCTCTGCTCCATACACGGTAATGATACATGGTTCTTAAGCCGCTGTCTGTCTGGCCCATGCATTCTTGTACTTTTTGTTCATACCGGCGGTTACAAGGTTGTTCCAGGCGTAAGCCCCACGAGTGTTGAGACCCAGATTAATCATCGCGGACCCGATGTTGTTGGCGTTGTTTGAATTGACATTGAGGCGACGCTTTGACGTGTTCTTTTTCGCTTTCGGTTTGGCCGGCGCCGCTTTGGGCTTTGCAGCTGGACGCGGCGGACTCAGACGTTTAGGAACGTTGAATGCAACCTTTTTCGGTGGGTTCCAAGCCGGTACGTGAATCGTCGCGCCTGTCACTGCATTCTCTTTCGTGTGCGCCACCGTGGGTACCTTTGGGATATGGGCATTGACCCACGCCTGCATCCCTTCACGAACCCTTTTCTGTGTTGGATACTTACCCTTGTTATTCACCTGAAGCGCTGTACCAATTAAAGCATTCTTGTACGCGTTGCGTTTGTTCATAGGAAGCCAATTCGGGACGGCGATTTTCGCCCTGTAATTCGCCTCGATGAGGTTCCGGCGCGCTTTGATAACCGCCTCCTTCGCAAACGTCTTTATGGCCCTATTCACATTCGCCTTTTTGGCACCTGCAGGCAGTTTGCCCAGACGAGTCAGCAACTTGTTGGCGTTTTCGTTTCGGTAATAGTTTCCGACGAGTGCCTTGTATGCATTCTTGTGCTGCTGGGTTCGCATGTTCGCCTCGAGGTTTGCAGCAAAGTTTGCCAGGTTGTTGTTGTTGTTTGAGGACGAAGCCGACGACGCGGTTGAAGGTGTGTTGGGTTTGAGCGAGTTCTTATACACCATCAATGCCCAGTATTTTTTGTTCCGTGGCTGCAAATTGTACGCCTCGTGGTACGACTTGTTCAGGAACGCCTTGGCGATACGGTTCTGATTTGCAATTGGAATCGTGGACCAGTTTCGCGTCGTTCGTGTCTTACCAACCGTACGTTCGACGCGCTCGTTGTTGAGAAGTCTATACTTTGTGCCGTTCAGGTTGAGATTGAAATTTTTATTCGCCTTTTTACCAGTCAGACCACTCTTGTGTTGGATCCATTGAATGATATCAACGGGTTTCATCTTGGAATTAACTTCGGCGATGTTCATGTTACGTGCGACGGCGACGAGTTCAGGGACAGTCAGACGAACCGCCTGGCGCCCATTGATACGAAGAACACCATTGAGACCCACCTCGATGATGTGTTTCGGCTTCACGTTTACGGTGACCGAGGCTGGGATTTTGAAAATGGTACGAACCGCCGGAGGGATGTTTCGACCCGCCTTTGAGTACGCTGAAATGACAGTTTTGCGACCTGATTCAATACCCTTGGGAATGGCAAACCAGTATGGCTGATGACCTGCTCCCGGACGCACGTAAAATCCATTCTTCGTGGCGTTCCAACTCGGGGCACGACGGTTCGCGTGCGCAGCAACAGCCTTTGTCTTTGGACTTTCGAGTTTAACACCCGCAGATGCAAAGGCGTTGAGCGTCACTTTTGGAATCGGACGATTGATATTCTTGAACGCCTTGGCCACCTTGGGTCCAACAGCTCGAAGGTTCATAGGGCCCACGTTAAGCACTTCACCAGTTGCAACTTCGCGACGCATGAATCTGTATGGGTACATACGTGGTTTGCCGTTCGTTCCAGGTCGAATATAAAATCCAGCGTAGGGTTTACGAAGGCTATTCCACGTCCCTGCAAGCGGGTATCGTTCAGCGAGCTTCGTTGTATTTTTCTTCGCAGCGACCGGTCGTCGCAGCGCTGGTGTTTTTTCGGTTGCAATGGCGACAGACTTATTCATGCCGAGTGACGTGAAAAACTGCTTAAAGAGCTTGACTGGTTCGTTGACTTCTTTAGGGTCTTTGATACCGGTAAACAGAACTGTTCCATTCTCAAAAAATTGATAGGTCCATTGTGGGTCTTTGAGTTTGAGAATCACAGCCGGGATACTCTTGAGTTCTGGATGATAACTCACTGATTGAACCATAGTCTTGGGCAGTTTACGAAACTCTTGATCGAGACCGAGTAGATCGAACGGTTTATTTATGTAAAAAACACCATCCACCTTGCGATACGTTGGCTTCTCACGGACCAGGTTTTTCGCGCTCCACCCATTCTTTGCAATTGCGAGGTATGCCGCCTCTGGATTTCCTGTTCCGAGTACCGTGACTATACCTTTTGATATCATCACTGTCTGTGGTCCCTTTTTTGCCACGACGCGCGTCGCGCCCGTTGAATCTCCGATCCATTTACCACCAACGTAACGCGTCGACGCTTTTTGTCCTGCACCCTTGAACCCCATCACCTCTGTGAACCCACGTGGCGCACCCAGGAAAATCGCATTTAAATCAACTGGGAATTTAACAATTGAGATTGTTGACACGACGCTTGGTTTTGAAATTTTCCACGTCCCCTGATTATTCGTAAAGACGCGCCTCGCGCGCCATAATCGTTGGATTCGCTCCACCATTACATTTAACTAGATTTTTTTCACAACCGCCTTGAGAACCTTTTTCTTGACAGCTGGTTTGGATGCAAACTGCGAAAACACCTTGTCGAGGTCGTCATTGACCACCTTCTTCTTTTTGTGAATCTTCTTTTGTACCGGTTTCCGTGGTGGCACGTAAACGTAATGATTCTTTCGACGAATTTCGGCAATCTCCTCGTCTGATGCACCCAGACGTCTCATCACAGTCACAATGTCTTCAACGAGGAGGATTGGTACGTAGGGTTTTGGTTGCGCCGGAGGGCACGGAATGGCATGAATTATCTTGTACACTAGGCTGTTTTCGACGGGGGCGTACGTGAGCGACGACGCATCGACTGCAAACACACGCTTCGGAAGAGGTTGTTTGTACATTAAAGTCTTGGCGCATTTTCTTTTTAGAAATGGATTCTGTACTCTCCAACGCCGTGCTGGTTGAAAACTCTCTTCGTGAACTCATCGGTCTGCGAGTCACCGTGACTGTCACCGAAACCAAGAAACGTACAGTGTACCGTGAGGGTCTCGTGTACGCATACGATTCAGACACGTGGTATGTATACGACGACAATTCGGGTGAGACGTTCGAGATGACGTTTGAGGATTTTATTAGAAATAAAATTTTTGTACACCTAGAGTAATGGATGAATGTCCGGTGTGTCTCGAACCGCTGATGGGGACGGTCGTTCATCTCGGGTGCTGTAAAAAACAAGTACATATTCAGTGCTACGTCACACGGTGTCCTATGTGTCGCGCTGAGCTTCCGAGCCCTCCTTTATCAGAGAGACACGTGATTGTTCCAATTCCTGTATTAACACAGACGCAGACACAGACAAATACTCAAAAGGTGATAACAACGGGTATGTTCTTCATTACACTAGGGGTCACTGCACTTCTTGTTTTTCATCCCTACTAATCCTCCTCCTCCTCGTCGTCGTCCTCGTACTCCTCCGTCATCGCGACCCGAGCCAGACGCTCACGGATCGTGCGAGGCGGAGACATCACAGTCTCAAACTCCTCCTCATCGTCCGTGTCCGCCATCGCCGACCCGTGGGTCTGGCACAGCTCGCAGTCATCGTGGGTCTCGCCGTCGAGGCCGTGAGTATGCTTCGGCTGCTCCGTCTTCTTCACCTTCTTCGGCTTCTTCACGGGCATGATCTCCTCGTCGTCCGAGTCCTCGTCTCCGGTGGGCTTCTTCACGGGTCCAGTCGCCGGACCGCGAGGGACGCGGACAGGAGCCGCCGGCTTGCTCGCAGACTTGAGATGGACGCGGCACATACACTCGCCGTCAACAGCCTTGAGAGAACACGGCTTGCCCTTTGCCGTCGTCGACGTGCACTTGGCCGTCTTCACTATCGACACCTCCGTGGGCTCCGGGTTGATGGACACGGTTGCAGACCGCTTCTTCTTGGGAGCCTTGGCGGCGATGGTCTTTGCCGGCACAACGTCCTCAGGGAGATACTTGCTGACCAACTCCTCAAGCTCGAGACCTTCCCCCTCGGCAACACGGGCGAGGACGGCAGTCAGCTCGCGACGCAGAATCTCGTCGAACATCTGAGCAAAGGAAGAAGAGGCCATGGTTGTTTTTGAGATGAACTTTCGACGTTTGTCGTCTCTAGACGAGCTCAAGACACGTTTTTTGCACCCTTGCGCATGTTGTCTTGTGCCCATAGAGTGCTAGACAATTTTTTAAGTGGAGCTAGACACTTAAAAAATCGCCCCCGGTGCGGATCGAACGCACGACTTACAGGTCTCCTGCCGTTACTATAAATAACAGCCTGTCACTTACGGTTAATAATCTACCGATTGAGTTACAAGGGCATGGGGAACCTTTTAACGACGTGCTCATGTCGTTCTGACTTGGGTGATTCGAACACCCGACCAGCGGAGCTACAATCCGACGCGCTACCACTGCGCCAAAGTCAGAAGTGAATAGTTTAACGACATGTTCAGGTCAAATTCATTGCTTCCGATGAGTTTTGATCTCATTACCTCCCGCTTACTAAACGGGTGCTCTACCGATTGAGCTACGAAAGCGTTTTAGGTCCCAGCGAGGTTCGAACTCGCATTTCAGGATTCCACTAGGGCGGAAAAGTCCGTTTTCATCAGAGTCCTATGTACTGACCATTATACTATGGGACCACGCGACCCTGGTGGGGCTCGAACCCACAGTCTCGGGATTAGAAGTCCCACGCGATATCCAATTTCGCCACAGGGCCTGCCCCAGGGGTGGATCGAACACCCGGTCTTCTGCTTACAAAACAAACGCTTTACCACTAAGCTACTAGGGCGCTTCTAATAGTACAACGTGATAAAACTTTAAGCCATTCTGACGCACTTAGACACGTTTGTCATATGTGGTTTGAAACCACTCGACTGTCGTCTGGATTCCATCTTCGAGTGTCGTGTACTCAAAATCGAGTGTTGTGTGATCCGCCGTCTTCTTGAGCTGACCGTTACTACGTGTCGTGTCATACACGATTGGTCCTCGAAAGTCAAACGCCTTGGCGATGAGGTTTACGACATGTGAAAGAGGAACTTCAGCATTCGGTGGACACATCACCATTGGAATGTCTAGCGTGGTGTAGTGTTGATACGCCCAGAGAGTCAGGCGTGCAATGTCATCATTGAAAATAAACTGCCGCTGGGGCGTTCCATCGCCAGCGACGACGAACGGCCTTCCGTCGCGTTTCGCAATGTGACACTTATGAATCAGTGCCGGAATGACGTGGGCGTTCTCGAGGTTGAAATTGTCATGCGGGCCGTAAATGTTCGTCGGGACGACACAAAAGTATTCGCGTTTGTATTGTTGGCGGTATGCCCGGCAATGAATGTCAACCATCCGCT